ATATTGAGATGCCACAATTTCGACGCGATACGTTATGTCTCCTCGCCAATAATTGAAGCAATCAGCAACGTACTGCATAGGAGTGGGCTGTATGGTATACGTGGTACCAATCTCAAAATTGCGCTTCGATATGCAAGGAGTGACTGGAGCTATCCAAATAGAAGTAACTAAAGGGACATCAGTTGATGCCCAAGGAACTGAATCAAATAAAGATTCTCTCTTCACTATATTGGATATTGCCATATCATCGTCATCCGAAGCAACAACAGTAGCATCCACAGGCATCTCTTGCAGAGGATCAAGACTTATCTTCATTGTAGTATCAGAACCCGTGGTAACTGAACCATTCTGAAATGGCTGATTTTTCACGCGCATTGGTACTGATATCAACGAAGGCTTAGAAAATCCAAAAAGAGACGCTACGCCAGAAGCAACTTTAGCCACCATGCTTGCTGTAGCCGTAAACGGAGTCAGAAAAGGAATTTGTCCCATAAGATCCAATCCCGCAGCGGCTTTAGAAGCGTAATACTCGATAGGTCCTGTCCTACGTTCATCTCCCATATCAGCTTCCGTCTCAATTGCGAGTACCGTACCTGTAGGACAGCCCAGCTCAACGTCTGTCATCCATGCATATATAAACACAGACACAGATGTTGGAGTAGCTGAAGCTGATTCTACCGGATTAATGGACATAACATAAAGTTTTCCCAAATTCTCCGCGTCTTGAAACGAACCACCCACAGGAATGGACAAGGGAGAATCATTATAGAGGCGCAACATAGGTTGCGCACAAATGAAGGGAAGTTCCATGTCCAAGGGCTGATTATCTCCTACATCCATGTACCCCACATTAGGGGACTGTGACAAATACATCAGAGCTTGGAACCGTCCAGTTCCTGCGAAATTGGTCTCGTGGTACTTCATAGTCTCATTATAAGCCGCATATGGCTGATAACTAACCAGAAATTTAGAGTAATGAAAAGGAGAGCCTGATATAGAGACTCGAACTCTGAGATTACCACGTATGAAAGCATAATTTCTGATCTTCGCGCGTATACTTGGATGGTCTAGGAACAAGTCCCAAATTTCCGTTTGAAATGTAAGATCAGCTCCTGGAGCCACTGACAGAGTAGCTATTTCCAAAGGACGAGACAAATAGTCTTCGATGCGAAGGAAATTATGTTGTCCAGTCTCGAAATAAAGGTCCTCATCACCTTTCTCTTCGAGGGGACTTTCTCCGGTAAAATCCGTAACATTCTGCATTACAGTCATATCTCCATCTCCCATATCTGCTTCTGTCATAATCGTACTGTGTTCTTTCCCATTAAGGAAAACATTGTACATGGGACTTATAAAAGCAGCGGATAGGAGCAAGAAAGACATAAAAGCAGCTTTCCAACTAAATGGTTTCTTCTTTTTCTCTTCAGGCATGTCTGCCTCGGAGAAAACAACCTCACTTCTCATCTTCGCTTTCTGTAATCGCATAGCGGTAGCTTCAAGAGCTTCCTTGCGGTTCAGTAGGCGATGATATGTGGAAACTTCCTTCCACAATTGACGATCATTTCTAACACATGGCATTTTCTTCAATGACCTAAAAGAATATCCTGGAAAAGGATCTTCCATGCTTTTGAACTCAGTTTCTAACTCGATGAGTTCGTCGAGTATAAGATTTAACAAATTATTATTAGAACGCCATTCATAACTGGAAGTTGACCGACGCAGTCCAACTCCATGTGAGTGTAAGTCAAGATTTCGAGGCTCTTCACCGCTTTCACTCATAGCGGCTGATTTCTCCTCGAAATAAGAATCTTCTTCCTCCCCCAGACTCATAGCTATGGGACATGTTACCGATTCGAGAACTTCATGATAAGTTGGAAACTTAACTTCATAATCGAAAAACTGCAAATAATAATCAACCATCTTTTCATACTGCTCTTGGGTAGAATGAAAGAAAAGTTCGCGGAGAGCACTTTGCACTATGCCTTCCATCTGAGTATGCTTCGAAACAGCACGGCTAGGTGAATACCATTGGCACGATCGTGCGATGGAATCCATTTGCAAGGGCGCTACAATCTTTCCCGCGGCTTCAGAGTATTTAAACTTCCTTTTAAGAAAACTAAACTCAGAGGCCTTTACGAAATCATCTTCTACCTCACCTTTCGACGCTGTGGTAAACGTCATTCCATAAGTGCCCTCGCAAAAGTCAGCATACCATTTAGTATTCCAACCCATCGACATAGCCTTAGCGGACACACCGCACCCCATATCGTCACCATAAGTGATCAAGGCGTTGTGCTCAAAGAAATCCAATTTCCTACAGGGGGAACAATTCCACGCATAGACTATCAAAATTAGTCCACGAACGGAATTGTCTTCGGCTGTTCCATACTTCCCTGAAGGTTGCAAACCGGGCACACAAAATTTGTCTCCATTGATGACAACATTGACAAATATTGATTCTGTCATAATGCCTCGCACTATTTGCAGCTGTTCTTCAGTATACCCAAATCTCGTCAAGAGATTTATATAGATAGTAGAAGCGGCCAAACCTATGTCCACAGGCATGCTTGTATCATAACCTCCATAATCACCTTCCATAAGATAATCTTCAGAAAAACGAGTTACACGATTGTAAACTTCATCAGCCTGACGATGCATGTCTATACCTATAGTAGTATGAAACGCTTCCGAATGAGATGCCATCTCTGTCATTAGAGGGCCTAGGAAACATTTCATCACAATATAATAGGCGAAAGGAGTTGCAAAGAATACACGCGTCTTGCCTTTCTTAACCTTGATTGAACATCTGGGTTCATCTTTCAAATTAGCTTCAAAAGAGATCCGTATGGTGTATCCTTCTCGGTAAGCTTCCAATAAAGCATTGACTTCTTTCAGCAAAGCTTCAGAGGGATATCTCTTCCCATTCTTCCCTACATAACAATAGTCACGTTTTTTGCCGGGTGTACCGAAGCCCGCTGCCTTGGCAAAATCCATAGCACGCACATAGTAATCATCAAAATTGCCATTCAAAGCTGTCTCAACATTATATGGTTGCAAGCTCGTCACCCCTAGGTTCTCGAGATTGTCACCAATATTGATACTGATTTGATCAATAGTTACCTTCATAACTTCAAGGTCTAATTTTTCCTTATTATGTGCAAATTTACGGAAATTAACATTATAGGGGTTCACATACTCTCCTCCAATTTTGGCTGCGCTCATTAAGGGACGAGAGTAATTAGTGTACTCCTGTTTACCATAAACGTCGTCCAATTGCCACCTGATGGAATCATGCATTTCTGTATTCACAAGACAAGACTTCTGGTTAAACGTCTTATCAGTTCCTACATTGCCCAAATATTCAGGCGCACTAAATTCCTCATATCTAACTATCGAGCGAAAATGTGGCTCCGAAATATCATCATCGAAGATGCTAACAGAGTGGCATTCCATGTAAGGAACTTCAATCAAGTCTATCGCATCCTCCAGCTTACTCTTCGTCAAGTAACTACTAAAAGCTAACAATTTATCAGGAATTCCTGCTATATGCACACCTGCAATAACACAATCATTCTTAGCATTTTTCCACAACACCGGTAAACCACATTTACCCTTACCATGGCGATCCCACTCATATGCGAGAACATGTTTATGCTTTATGTTCCCCAAATGAATGTCAGAGACCACCAGTTCTTCCATATAACTCGCAACTATATGCTCCCCTTCAATCATTGCTTCCGCTGATTGCATAGGAACAACTTCGTCAGAAAAATGTTTCAGAACATTACGACAGTTACTTTCAGTGCAGTAAATCACAACATAATCAGGCGCTAAATGCGCATGATTTCTATCTTGCAAAACAAATTCACTATACTGAGAAAAACTGGTATCGGAGTTCTTCGACAATATAACAGTCGAACCCGAAACTAAC